CTGGATACGGCCGATCCGCGCGCCGAGCAGCCGGGTCACGAGCCCCACGACGTCGACGGCGCTGTCCTGGATCAGCTCGCGGGACAGCCGGATGGGCGTCGACGCGCCGCCACCGGCCGCGTAGCTGTAGGCGCCCATGCCGTTCTGCCCGAACACCAGGTCCGCGCCGGCGCTGAAGGTGCCGTTCTCCTGCACGATCTCGCCGGTGTTGCCGGTGTCGTCGATCGTCGGCCAGTTGACCGGGTTGCCGTTGCCGCTGGTGTACTCGTCGGCCACGTTGGCGATCCCGCCGTAGAGCTTCATGCGCTCCACCAGCTTGTCGCGGAACTCGTCCGGCACCAGGTAGCCGCCCTCGCTGGGCACGCCCTCGCTCTGGGCGTTGGTGAACCGGTGCGGCGCCGTGCTGCGCAGCTCCGCAATGTCGGCGTTCTCCCGGCCGGTGCGGAGGTAGGCGTCGAAGCCGTCGTTGATCGTCTCGACCGGACCGGCGTTGCGCTTCGGCTGCCCGGGCAGGGTGGTCACGGTGTTGTACGCCCGGTTGCGGGCGTGGATCGCCGCGGCGCGCTGGGCGCCCTTGAGCTGCACTTCCAGCCGCTCGTAGGCCTCGGCCTGCTCTTCGGTCAACGGCTGATCTTCGCCGCCGGCTTCGTCGATGATGGCCTGTAGTGCGGCCAGGATCTCCTCGATCGTCACTTGGTGCTCACCCCTCCCAGGGCTGACGCCCGGGCCCGGGCCCGGATACTCCGCGGCGTCCGGTTCTCCGGCGCCGTACGTTCGGTCTCCCCCGTGCCCACCTGGTCACAGAGCCCCACTTCGAGCGCCGCGGTGGCGCTGTACCAGGTCTCCGCGAGCATCGCCGCCCAGAAGTCTGCAGCCTTGCCGCCGGCTTTGTCGGCGTAAATGTCGGCCACGCTGTCGCTGAACTCGTCGAGCAGCTGGGCGGCCTCGCGGAGATCGGCCGCGTTCCCGGACGCCCAGTTCCCGGCGTCGTGGATCATGAGCCGCGCCGGCTTCTCCATCACGCAGCGGCCGGCCATGGCGATCACGCTCGCCGCGGACGCGGCCACTCCGTCGACGTACGTGGTGACCGCGGCCGGGTGGTTGAGCAGCGTGGAGTAGATGGCGAAGCCGTCGAACATCGAGCCGCCGTAGCTGTTGATGTGCGCGTTGATCTTGGCGACCTTCAGGCGGTGGATCTCCGCGACCAGGGACTCCGCGTCGACGCCCCACCAGCCGCCGATGTCGCCGTAGACCAGGATCGTCGCCGCGTCGTCGTCGGCGTCCAGGCTGACCCGGAACCACTCCGCGGGTGCCGGAGGTGGCGTCTCGTGGCCGTCAGCGACGGCCCGGGCCCGGGCGCTCATCGAGAGCAGCCGGCCACGTCGGGCGAGCTGGTTACACCGCTGCAGGTTGACCACCGGTCGCCGCCTCCCATCGGGTCTTGACCACGTCGCCGCCCTGGATCGGTGGCATGTTCCGGACCTTGCGGACCTCGTTGAGGGTCAACAGGTCCGCGTTCCACTGGTCGATCAGCAGCGCGATCTCCGTCTCCGGAGACGGCCGCTCCAGGCCGGCGAAGTCGAACTCAACGAAGGTGTTCTTCGCGAGAACCCGGCTGAAGCGCTGCTCGTAGAGCGACGCGTCCGGGCCCAGCACGGTCCGGCTCATGCCGGTGTTCTGCTGCTCGACGCCGGTCCCCCAGCTGGTCTGCTTCTCCGTCTGCATCAGCAGGTGAGGGGGTACGCCGGTCCACCGCGCGATCTCCTCGATCGAGAACTGGCGCGACTGGAGGAACTGGGCGTCCTGCATCGTCATCGTCCAGGGCGTGAACTTCAACACCCGGTTGATCACGGCGATCCCGCCGGCGTTGTCCGGGCCGACCAGCTCCCGGTTCACCTCGCGTTTGATGCCCTTGGAGTCGAAGCCGTCCGCGTCGCTCTCCGGGCTGATCACCCCGCTGATCATGGCGCCCTTGCGGAACAGGTTCGCCGCGGCGCGATCGCCGGCCACGGCCGTGCCCAGCGAGTTACGGGCGTAGTCGACCAGGCTCATGCCGATCTTGCCGTCCAGGGACAGCCCCGGGATGTGCAGGACGTCGGTCGCGTCCGTGGTGACCTTCTCGCCGTTCTCCAGCTGCAGCTCGAAGTACAGGCCACCGATCGGCAGCTTCCCGGCGGTGACTTCCTCCGCGGTGGCCTCCCGCGGCCGGACGGCGAGGGGGTGCACCGGGGTCAGCCGCGCGAGCGCGCCGCCCTGATTCTTCGACTTCCACAGGTAGATGTTCCCGTGGATCTTGTGGTGGACGACGATCGTGCGCTTCCACTCGAAGGGCGTCATGCCCTCCTGGCCGTCCGGGTCGTCGAAGATCGACTTCGCTGGCTTGTGCTCGTCGCCGGAGTCCTTGTACGTCTTCAGCGGGAGCTGGCCCAGCGTGCCGGAGAGCAGCGAGATAGCGCGCCACATGCCCGACAGGCCCATGGCCGTCGACTCGCTCATGGTGACGCCGGAGTAGTTGCCGACCCCGGTAGCACCGAAGAGCATCGCCGCGGCCGGATCGCTGATCGAGACGAGCGCTTCGGGTGCGCCTCGCCGGCCGAACGGCCACAGTCTCATGATCGTGATGATAGCGGCCACGGCGCTACCTTGATCTACGTGACGACCAGCGAAAACGGCGACGACGGGGCGCTGACCGAAGTGCTGCGTATGGCGCTGCAGGACGCGCGAGTGAAGCCGGTCGATGCGGCCGCCGCGTCGCTGGCCGTGGCGTACGCCCGGGCGATCGAGCGCGGCGGTGACATCGGGAAGCTGGGCGTCGGGTACCTCCGCGTCCTGGACGCGCTGCAGATGACCCCGAAGGCCCGGGCCGTCGCACAGAAGGGGGGCCCGGGTGACGCTCCAGCCGCTCCGTCCCGGCTCGACGAACTCCGCGCCCGACGTGCGCGGAAGCGTGACACCGCGACTGTGGACCCCACCGCTCCGTGAGCTGACCGAAGAGACCACCTGGGGCTTCGAGTTCATCGACTTCTGCGAGTCGATCGGGTGGCCGCTCGACCCGTGGCAGCGCTGGCTGGCCGTGCACATGGGCGAGCTGCTGCCGGACGGCCGGCCGCGCTTCCGGATGGTGTTGATCCTGGTCGCGCGGCAGCAGGGTAAGACGATCTTCGCGCGGCTGCTGACGCTGTGGTGGCTGTTCGTCGACCAGGCCCAGCTCGTGCTCGGCTCGCACACGTCGCGCGACAAGGCCAAGCAGAGCTGGGCGGCGACGATCGACATGGCGCTGAAGATCCCGCTGCTCGCCCGGGAGCTGGGCCGGAAGCACACGGTGCTCCAGGTGGGCGAAGAGGACTTCGCGACGCTGGCCGGCGCACACTACCGGTTCGGTGCGACAAACCGGCGGCTCGGCCGCGGCGACACCGTCTGGCGGAACATCCTGGACGAGCTGCGCGAGCACAAGGACTTCAGCGCGTACGACGCGGCGATCAACGCCATGAACGCGGTCAGCGACGGCCAGGCCGTCGCCATCACCAACCAGGGTGACCTCCGGTCGGTGGTGCTCGACTTCCTCCGCGACGACGCGCTGGCCTTCATCGAGACGGGCGCCGGCGAGACGGACCTGGGCCTGTTCGAGTGGAGCGCGCCGAACGGCGCGGACCCCATGGACCTGCACGCGCTCGCGCAAGCGTGCCCGGACCTGGGCAACCGGACGCACCCCGACGTCCTGCTGGGCGCCGCGCGCAAGGCTGTCCGCGCCGGGGGCCCGGCGCTGGCCGGCTTCAAGACGGAGATCATGTGCCAGCGGGTGACGCTGATCAACGCGGCGATCGACCCGGAGCTGTGGACGTCGTGCGGGTACGACCCGGACGACCCGGCGCTCTACGTCGACCTGGGCGAGCACCGGGCCCGGCTCGCGCTGTGTCTCGACGTGGCCCTGGACGGCTCGCACGCCACGCTCGCCGCGGCCGCCGTCGTCGACGGCCGGGTGTACGTCGAGCTGGTCGAGACCTGGACCGGCTTCGGGTGCACGGCGTCAGTCCGGCGCGATCTTCCCGAACTGGTGCGTAAGCTGCGTCCTAGGACGTTTGGGTGGTTTCCGGGCGGACCGGCCGCCGCGGTGGCCGCGGCACTGAAGACCCGGCAACCGGGGAGGGTGTGGCCACCTCCCCGGGTCGCCGTAGCGGAGCTGACCGCGGAGACCCCGGCGGTGTGCATGGGCCTGGCCGAACAGGTCACCAGCGTCGAGCTGCG